ACTAAGGTCGGGCTCTCCATGAGTCCCGGCAAGGCTTATCATCACCCTGTCTACGCGAATGCAAATTCGGCGTGTTACCATTTCGATTTGGCCAGAGCCAATTTCGTGACACACAAGAAGCTCGTTGGGAAACGACTTGTGGAAGGATCTTTTGCTCCAGTCTATGTGACGAGCAAGAGTTTCGGTACGCGAAGCTCTACCCCCTACAGTATCCCGTTCCTTAATTCGGGTCTGTACTTTGGACAAAACAAGGTTTTGGGGGGCGACGATGTCGATGTTGAGAAGACCTTTTGCTCAACCATCAACCGTCTCATCGAAGGAAGTCTGCCTGGAAAGGCAGCTGACTTGTGTGCGCAATTTTTGAATCGCCATAGTCATAGCATTAAGAAGGAGACCTTGGGTCGGAATCTCTTTTTGCCGATTTCCGTCGGCGGAATGGGGGTTACCCTTCCGGATGGGTTCAAGTTCACTGTGAATTCTCGTCAGAGAATGTTCGCGAAGATGGTGGTAGACGATACACCTTACGCAACGCTTGAACAGCGGCCGCACCGAGAGTGCGATGCCGGTCATCTCCCGGACGCTCCGAAGGAGCTCCAGGCGCCATGGTTGGCGGGATTGACCTTTGAAGATGGGATGGCTACTCGAGAAGAGAGTCCTAATTCCATCGGACGCAAGCTCCATCAGGCGGATCGCTTGGTCAAGCAACAGAAAACAATGTTGCTCCATCCCTCAACAGTTCAGTTTGGACTGACGTTGAGCGCGCACATTCGATGTACGCGCCGTGACGTTTCCTATGACTTAGAGTCAAGAGAAACCCGACTCCGGCAGTGGGCTGCGGAGTTGGACTGTGGTAGAGCTCTCTCAGAGTTCCCGCAGGGCACGAGGGTAGCCGAGCATGTGGCTGCTGTGTATCGACACAGGCCGCCCGTCGCGAATCCTTTTGCTAAGAAAACACGCTTGGATAGCTGGTACGCAGCTGATCCCGAAAACGACATTCACATCGGCTGTTCCGATGCGGACTGGGACTTTCACTGGTTTGACTAGGAAGTTGTCGTTGGCAAACGTCTTGAGGTATACAGACGTAAAAGAGAACTGGATTGGTGGTACTAGCTATCCTGCCAATACCTATGCCGTTCATGTGCATAAACTACCCAAAACG